GGACGTCAGTAGGGATAGTACCCCTGCCAAGACCGATGCGGATAATACCATAATCCAGTCTATGTCGGAGAACACCATAGATGTTCCAATCGTTGCTATAGCGGTTTGCGCCATTGTCTTAATCGCCCTAATTCCTGCTGCTTTAATCCACTGTTTGCTCATAATCTCATTTCCTCCTTTTTTACGCGAGCAACAAAATAGCACCTACGATACTGCCGATAACGGCGGTTGCAAGTGCTGTTATGATCGCTGTTTTGATTTGTGACATGCGGGACGCTGGCTCACTTTCAAGCTTTTCCAGACGTTTGCCCTGTTTTTCTAGTTCCTTTGCCATGCGCTCCATGTTAAGCGCTAATTTCTCGATGGATACTATCATTGCCTGCATGGCTTTCGCCTGTTCTTCCTGGGCGCTCATGCGGTGCTTCAGCGATCCAATCTCATGCTCATGGCCTTTTAAGGTTACTGCAATTTCTTCCTCTGTCATAGCACCTTCCTTTCTTACCTTTCTAATAGCTGCCGTATTGTTTCAAAATCCCAATAGATGGACTCCCCGTTTTGTATGATCCCGATCCCCGGTACCCCGTCGTAACAGTACAACCGCAACCTTCCGGCACCATCCGTCAAAGACAGCTCTGATCCAGCCTTGCTGATGCTGGGAGGGACCGCCGGGTCTATCGGTTCTTTTTCTGGCCCGGTCAAAGCCCGGCGGACGCACATGATCCCCCTGCCACTGCTGTACCGGCTAGCATTGTAGGAGGCCATATCCTTAATTACCGGCCCCCATCCGGATCCGTGGCCGATCAGCTGGCTGTCTCCCATGTACATCTCTACATGGCCCACTGTGCCGCTCCCGCCGTCATAGAACAGGAGATCCGCCGGGTACATTACGGATGCGTCAGGATGGCCTCCGCTGATTGACATGGATACCGTTGTGAGTCTGCTGGATACGATCTGCGCACCGGTATAATCTCCAATGTCTATGCCCAGGACTTGCTTATGCACCCACCACTGGAGGGAGGAGCAATCGCTGTATCCGGTTGGTTCATCCCCCACCTGGTACCGGCGATCATCCTGGGTATAGTAGTTTTTTCCAACTCTCGTTACCTCTTTCGCGACCAGCTGGCGGCGCAGTTCTGCATCTGTAGCCATATACCTACCCTCCCCCTGATATTAACCGTCTGCTTGCGAGGCGTATTGTATTTCCACTCCCTCCGGCGTGTAAAAAGTAACCACGCTTAACATAAGAGTGGAGTACCCACGGATCTTTAAACGGTACCAGTCCGTTCCTTCACGGACAAGAGTCGCAGTAAACCCCCCTTGACTGCCGAGGCTTGTGACCCCTGTCACGGTCATAGATGATCCTATCATCGTTAGGCTGGCCGCGTTTAGCGGGATTAGTAAAAATATTGTGCCATCACCTCCGGCGTTACCGACCAGCATCACCGTAAATCTCCCGACGCTTGTTCTGAATCCCAGGTTGCTTACTTTTCCGGAGTCAACCCCGACTGTTTTCACGTAAGGGCTTCTCCCGGCTAGACCGGTCATACTTACGTCCAGGGTATTAACCTTTGTCTGTACACTTGTAAGCTGTTCCTGTGCATTTCCGGCAATACCAGTTAGCTGGTTAATCTCTTGGGCCGATGCATTTATCCCCATATCTTGCAGGTCCGGCGTGTCTCCCTTATCGCCTTTGTCTCCCTTGTCCCCTTGCGGACCGGTCATCCCTGCGCATGCGAATGACCAGTACTCCGATCCATCCGCCGGCATCTGTGCCGAGCATGTAGCCTTACAAATCCATAAGCCATTGTCATACGCTACGCAGTCCACAAACATTTCATCGTTCCGGTATTCGGCAATGCCGTTCCAATCCCCCCGGAAGCGCATACTTGTACCTTTCGGTCCCTCCACGGGACCCAGATCTATTTCTGCCATAATAATTCCCCTTTCCTATATTGTTTGTACCAGCCGCCCATTTACAATAGACAAATTCGGCGGCGTGTCACCGTCAGTATAGATCATGTATAAATGACCATCCCTAACCTGCATCGCGAATTGACCGGTTAAAGTGACCGTTGCCCCGGGCGCGCCTGCAGGTCCGGTAAAGTCCCCTGCCTCTCTGCGGGCCTCCAGATCCTCTGCCACCGCATTGGCGAAATCTCTTGCGGTATTAGCCTCTGTTATCGCCGTATTCGCAACGATAATGACAGCAGTAACATCCTCGGTCAGCGCCTGCACTATCTCGTCCGTGGCCTCTCCGATCAGCTCCTGCATATCCTCATAGGTGGCGATCCGCTTGGTAGTCCCTGCGGAAAAGCACAAATATGCCGCCTTGCCATCTGTACACAAGGGATCACTTGCCAGGACAACAGCCAATTCGCCTGCCCGTAACTTGTTCGGATCGAGGTCTGCGTGATGGCCCCGTCTCATTAAGATTGCCATGTCTACCCCTCCAGTAAGTCCTTCATTGTCTCGTAACTTAAGAATAAGCTTTTACTATCCTGCGAAAACTGTACCAGCGGACGCCCGTCGTATGTTTCGGCAACCAGCGAGCTCCCGGAATCCATTAGTTTTAATTCTGCTCCGTTGCTTTTCGCTAAAAAGCTTCCCTTTGTTTCACCGTCCACCACCAGGGTCAGGCGGCTCTGCCCGGCGTTTGCACTTAGGGTTGCTCTTTCCGCCCCGCCCTCCGTCAGCTGCACAAGAACCCCTGCCGGGTCGGTAATAGCGATTCCCGCCTGATATCCGTTGCTTGACTCCACATACACGCGCCCAGCGAACAACGAGATTTTGTTGCCGTTGTAGTTGATTGTGATTATCGAACTGTTAGCTCCCGCGGCGTTAACATTTATAGCGCCGCCGTCCATATGAAAGTCTTTGGAGTACACATATCCGTCAGCCCGTGCGTAAAAGGTACCGCTAAAGCTCTGCCCGCTATTGGTTGACTTTTGGCAGGAAAAAACCCAGTCCGCCGCAGAACGCGGGGACTTTATCCGGGTGCGGTATATTACACCGCTGCCTGCGTCATAGTCCCGGTATATGGCTTCCTCATCGATGCGCCATCCCCCGATTGTGGCCTTAAATGCTGACAGGTCATCCACGTTAATCCATTCTGCGTTAATCCCGATAACACTAAGGACATTCAGGACGGCGTTCCCGTCGCTGTCCAGCCCCGCATTCCAAGTCTTCCCGCCGTCAGAGGATACGGCGAAGACATTGCCCGCCATGCGCCAAACGTGCTGCGATTCCTCGCGTGTTGGCTTGTCGTGCATGTAAAAAATTGTGGAGCCATCGGACAATATTTCTTCTGATTTGAAGGCTCCAAAACTTTGCGTTACAAGGCTTGTCAGGCGCCGCACTGCCAGATCATAGGTAGATATCTGCTTTTGCGTCTCTTTACGGGCTGCTACGACTGCCTTTGTGGCAGCGCTGTAGAATGCCGCGCTGTTAGCAGAAGGCGTTTCAGCGTCACAGCTAATGGACATCGTCGCCCCGACGGTAAACTGCAGATTGGTGATATAGCAGGGATACGCGTTGCCTTTGCGGTCTGACACAATTGCAGGATCCCCGGCCTCTATGGACGGGTCACCCAAACAGGTCACAGACAGCGGCCGGAAGCGCATACCAGCTATTTTTTTGTATAGGGCCGATGCAACCCCTTCGCCTTCCCCGTCCAGGATGAGGGGATTGCTCTCCAGCTGCAGGACATAACCTTCTGTACCTGCTAAAGTTTCCGCACCCTCCGCATCGGTAACGCAGATGCCGGTTATGACTACATCGTCTGTGCAGATTTCCTGGCTTTTCAGATTGTATATATGATGCCAGTTTTTCAGCTCGTCAAGAAATCCGCCGTCGGCTTCGTCTCCTGTCGTGTAATCCGCAAAGTCTCCGCCGTCGGCATTGTCCCCGCTGATGTATCGGTCCGGATCACTCCTGTCAAAATACTGGCCGTCCAAGCCGTCCAGCGACGTAAACAGGTCTGTCTTATACCATGCAAGTCTTAGGGCTCCGGTCGTGTCGCAGCGGGCATAATAGCCGCCAATTTGAGCCACGTAGGCAACAACCTCCCGGAAGGTTAGTGCTTCATCCTCCGGGCGCTGCCGGACAATATACCCCTGCTGGTCAAATTGCGACGTCGCAAGGGTAACGCCGCATACCTGGCAGGCATCACGCAGGATCTGTGCCAGTGTGGCCGGATACTGCAGTGTACTCTCGGAGTACGGGCGGTCAAACTTTTCCAGGTTGTCGAGGGCTGATATGTTTACCAGCATTCCCGTAGCCTTCGCTGCGTCCACCGTAAACACACCCTTATTCATCCACTCCGTCCGGTCGTCGGATAGAACCATTCCAACCGACGGACGTATGACCGCGCCCTCGAAGTCGTACAAAGAAAATTTGTCGTCGAAGTTGTTTAAGGTGAATTTACACTGGCCTATCACCGTAGCCCCGACGTCAAAGGATCCACTGCCGGATGTCCCGTCATCGATCCGGAATGTGCTTTGCATGACATCCTCGCCCGTCAGTTCCAGTTCCGTGCCATCAGCCAGTACAAGGCGGATTCTAGTGTCAAATTTTCCGCCGCTATTTCCCATAATGTACTTATACTCGTTGCTTACATTGATCATTATGTCACCTTTCGATAATGTCGAAGGATACAGAAGTATACAGTTTAGTGTTCTGCATCCATGTTTTTACGGGAGCCGACCGGTCACCGCAATAAAACTCCCTCGTCTCTTCCCTACCGCTTATTGCATCAGGATAGGTGACGAAAAAGTATTCCGGATTAAACGCTTGCAGTATTGCAGACGTCTGCTCCGGAGTTGTTCCGTTCCAGGCCAGTGAGAGTTTCCTTTTCTGGCTCGTGCGGAACTTATACATCTTATCGTCCTGCACGACGCGCCCAGCCTCTTCCGAGGATATGTCTTGCAG